AACTCAGGTGCTATCTCGCAAGCTAAGTTATATTTAAACGCACGTAAATAGCCTGGTGGAAAATAAATCTCTGTCGCTAATGTAGCTGGTTGAGCTAATTCTTCAACTGAAATAAAATGCCATTCCAATGCCTTTGTAGGTTTTGGATAAATAGCCATTGAAATGTTAGGGTGTTCCATGTTAATCCACATCACTTGTGGATAAGTAGAGGTTACAGTTTTAACTGCAATACCGTCATATTGTTGTTGATTGATAAACTTAATACCAAAAGAAATACCGTTAGTTGGGTCTTTAAAGTAAGTTGAATCATCTAACAATACTGGACGAACACCTACAAAGTCACCTGTAGGGCCTAATGTTCGTGTGATTTGATTTGGTGGCCAGGTAAACACTTGATCAATAGTGTTATAGATCATTAAGCGTTCTGTATTCCAACTATCTATCATTTGATTTAATGCAGATAGCGCATCTTGTGATGTCTCTGCAGATGGAGTTTCGCCTTCGGCTAAAATGCCAAGTAATCGTAACGCTCCATTAATTTGATCGCCAGCCGTTGCCATATTAAGGCTCCTTATTCTTTTCTACGTCGTTTAACTTCCAGTTCATTGACGGGAGCCGCAACTACTGTTGGTTTAGCAGGCGTATCTGGATTATACTCTATCCAGCCGTTTTGTGCATCTGCTTCTACTTCTGCTTCCATATAGGCAATTTTAGTGCCGTGTACTTCATGTTTCAAATAAGTAATAGCCATTTTTTATCCTATAAATAAGGGCCGAAGCCCTTATTTTTATTGACAATGAATCAATGCAAAGTTAATGATAACAGCTTCAGACAATGTACCGCCTGAAATGTTACGTAATGTGATGCTTACAGTTCCTGTGCCTAGAGCGTTAGCAAATACGTTATATGAACCTGGTGTAGTTTGACCACCTGAGATTGTTAAGATAACAGTATCATTTGCGCTAATGAATGAATTGTTTAATGTAAATGTTGCGTTAGTAGCTGTAGCCAATGAAGCGTTGTTCATTGTAATTACGCCCGCAGATTTGTTTAATGTTACTGCCGTTGATTTACTTGTTAGTTGGGTAACAGTACCTTGAGCATCGGTTGTATAGCCAAGTTGTTCACTTGATAATACATATTGCGAACCGATAATATCTTGGTCTGTATACGCCACACCAATTGGTTTGGTATTCGACATGATATTTCCTTTATTAAAAATCCACCCCGAAGGGTGGAGTTATTACATTAACCTACGCGGTATACAGTATAAGCGTTGTCAGCAGTTTTACGGAAGCGGAAAATACCGCTTGATGTAATTGCCAATGCTACTGTAGCGTTACCGCCATCAGTAAAGCCTGTACCTAATGCTAACGCGCCAGTACCTGAAGATGTACCTGTGTTAACTACAGATAGATCAAAAGTTGAGCCTGGTTTAGCTGAAGTAAGAATTGCGTCGATTGTAGAAGCTGCTGGTAATGTGTATGTTTGAGCAGCAGTAGCGCCTGCACCAACTAACAAAATACCTGCTGTAACTTGAGCTGCTGTTAACGTAGCTGTTGCCGCTACAGATAACGGAGCTGCTTGATAACCTAAAACAAGTTCGCTTAAGTTACCGTCACCTAATTGATAACCACCTGCACCATTTGGAAGAGCCATGATAATTTCCTTTACTAAAATATTGTTAAAACCCCACCGAAGTGGGGCTTACCTAGACTATCCCCAGATACGGGCAGCCATTTGTGGACGAATTGTAGAATAGCCATATAGAACGTCAATACGGCAAGGCAAACGATCATTGTTGATGTCATATTGACGAACAACACGTAGTGAGATGCCATTGTGTACTTGACGTGAAGCCATGTCTACACCTTGTGGTAACAACAAGTCAGCAGTTGCAAATGTGATTGCATCTTTATGGTATACCAAGTTTTGTGCGTATTGTGTTGATGCTGCACCAAACATAGTTACCACAGCGCCTGCTACTGGGAAACTGTCTACAGTTGCCAATGCGTTAGCTGGAGTATAGATTGCTGGTGAAACAGAAACTGTTGTTGTTGAAGAACCTGTTGCAGCAGCAGTTACTGTGAATTGTTGCAATGAACCAGTTGTTTCACGTGTTTGTGGGTTAACTGCATAAACGTTAGCGATTGTAAAGATGTCGCCTACGTTCCATGTTTTGCTTGAACCTGTGAAGCTCAAACCGATAGAGCTTGTACCTTCAGCAGTAATTGTTGAAGTTACTGTGATTGCTGTACCCCATGAACCAGTAGTATGTTGTTTGATTGATTGAGACATATTAACTTCATCGAAGCCCAATACGCCCATACCCATCATACCGTTTTTGAATTGACGTGAAACTGTGTCAGTTGGGTTAAACAAACCTTTCATACCTTCAACCAAGCCAGCGTTAGCAGCAGGGTTAACAGTAGCATAACGTGGTGACATTACAGCAGCACCTTCGTTTAGTTTTTGTTGAGCTTGCAACAATACCAATGAAGTTGATGGTGTAGTACCTGGTGTACCTACTGAGTTGTAGATAGCTTTGTATGCGTTTGCAACGTCAGCATCAACGCTAGAAGCCAATTGTGAGATACGTGGTTTCAATACACGTTCTGCAAAGTCATCTAATTGCATAGTCAATTCAGCAGATGTGAAGTTAACACCAATGTGTTTTTGTGATGCAACAGCCAATGTTGTGTATTGTTCGTTGTCATCTTGAACTTGTAGAGCTGCACCGTCAGTTACTAAAGCGCGATCTGGTAAACGGATACGCAATGTAGAACCAATTTTAGCGCCTTCTACGGCAAAAGAATCATCATACTGACGATTCACGTTACGTGTGATCACAAGGTTGTTCTCTAGGATTTCTAGGGCTTTACGAGTGATCATATCAATGGTTAAGATTGAATTTGACATGATATTTCCTTATATAAAAGTTAGCGGTTTTTGTTCGCTTCCCATGCCTTTGCTTGTCTAGCTCTTTCAGCCGCAATCCAATCAGATGTAGACATCGTTTTTACAGACCTAGGGTCTGTCGTGTCATACGCTGGTGAACCACTACCTTTAGCCGTCACAGGCGATATAGGCGCAGGTGCGCTTGTTGTTTTCTTAGTAACAGGCTCGTTAGCAATTTTTGCTTCAAGTCTGCCAATTTCTTTTGCTTGTAAGATTGGCGCTAAACGAGCAATACGTTCAGCTTCTTTAATGTTTGTCCCTAGGTAATAAGCCAGGTCAGGTCCTACATCTGAAGCTTGAATAGATTGAGCCATCACTTGAGTAATAGGAACACTAGGGTTATATGCAACTTGCTCGAAGTCATCATACTTAGCTCGTGCTTCTTCTTCTTTGTCGTGATAGGACTCTAAAATTTCATGCTGTTGCCTTTGTTGTTCTCTTTGCTCAATCAACTGTTCAGCTTTTTGCAATGCCAATGCTTCGGCATACGCTTCTACTGATTCAAATTGATCAGGCGCAGGAACATCTCTAGGTGCTGCAGGTGTTGAAGCCTGAGCTGCACGATCTCTTTCCCATTTACGCTGTTCTCTTGCCAAACGTTTGCCAATGGCTGCATCTAGTTCTTCTTGAGAGAATACTTTAGAGGCTTCTGCTGGCTTTTCTTCCGACACTTCTACTGCTGGTGCATCAGTTTCAGGAGCTGTCGTAACTTCTGTCTCTGGCGCGGGTACTTCCGCTATTACTTCTACTTCTTGGTTTTCACTCATTTTGTTTCCTTAGAAACCCTAGTGAACTGCACTAGTACAGTTTTATTATACGTTTATTGCTGCTACTTTTGCTTGGAACGCTTTAACACGTGCATCTAATGTAGCACGATCAGCTTCAAGCGTTGCTAGTAGTGCTTCTGCTTTTTCGTTAGCTTTAGCTACGGCTGCTTCTGATTCTGTTAAGCTTTTTAGTTTACCAGAAAGTGATTTCTCACGAGCATCTAAATCTTCATTAACTGTTTTTGCTGTTACTTCAAAAGAAGCTACAGTTTTATCTAAATTAATTTTTCTAATGTCTGACTCAGCGTTTTTAAGTTTAGCTGCAAGTAGATTGTCATCAGCTTCAGCTTTCTTAGCTGCCGCATAAGCATCTGCATCTGCACGTACTTTGTTAGCTTCATCTACTGCTGTTAAAGCTCCTTGACGAGCTTCAAGTTCAGCTTTTAATGTTGCCATCTCGCCTAAATCTTTAAGGAACTGTTTAGTAAAATAATCTACTAATTTTCCTGAATCAATACTGCCATTACCGTTTGAAATATCCATTTTTTAACCCCTATGCGTAGTAGCTGATATTAATTTTAGCACTAGCTGTTTGCTCAATAAATTTGATTTTAGTCAAATCACCATCGTACTGTAATGTAACGCCTGCTGCTAATGGCATGCCTACAGATGCTGTAGGGTTAACATCATCATCGCGCCAACGAACGGCTTGCGTTTCAGGTGTAATCAATGCAATAGATGGTCTGCAATTAAGCCCGTTTAGATCAACGGAAGGAACTGTCAGTCCTGTAGCCGCGCTAAGAGATGTAATTTGCTGATACCCTAGACGTGTGGTAATAGCTTTTAAGTTAACTGACATTTATATTCTCCTACTTTGTGTAAATGATCTAATTTCGATCAATAATTGTTGACCTGCAATAATAACGCTATTAAAAAACTCACCTGCAAAAAATGCACCGCCAAAAAAGCTATTCATTAGAATACCCCGCCGCTGATACCTGTTGTTGCAGTTAAAGTAGTGACCGTAATCGTACCGCCAGTAATTGCAACTGCATTAGCATTTTGTTCCGCCATTGTACCTACACCTGTTAAAGTATGGGTAGCGTTCCACGCTGTAGCGCCTGCAGCACTAAAAGTGCCGTCTGCAGGTGTAGAGTGGGTAACTGAAACGGTCATGCTAAGAACCTTAATCTATAGATTGTAGATAAGTATAGTGCTACTACTTCATCAATTAAATTCTGTATCGCGGTATCTGTTTCATCGCACAC